GTCATCCACGAGATAATATTGCCCTACGTTGGTTAGCTAAAGAACTAGACTTAGGCTATGATTTATTTGAAAGTATAATGTCTGCTCGTGAAAAACAAGCAGAGAATATGGCAAAAACAATACTAAAGCACGGTAAAAATATACACTTTACATCAGATACTTACAAATCTAACACAACATTAGTTGATGGGTCATACTCATTACTTGTGCAATATTACGTTAATAAGCATGGTGGTAAAATAGTACAAGGAACGTGGGCACAGTGGCCTCTATATACTAAAGTAGATGTGATTGTAAGAGTACACGAAACAGACAAAATAACAGCAGATAATGACACTATAATATTTGACCCATGGAGAACATATCCTAAGGCCGATAACGTGGTGTACTATGGTAAATAAGCATAAGTATTATTAGGAGATTTAAAACATGACAAATTCGGATACAACATTTGGTGTACACAACGTTCAGTATATGCTTTACTGCGAACATAAAGCTGATGGAAGTGGCACCGTGACTACCAATAATTTTGCAAACGTAGATGACGCTAAAGCATACTTTTTTCATGCAGATGCATTAACTATGTTCGAAGCAAACTGCACATGGTTAGGTTGGAAACTTCCTCAAGCTGGCATAGATGCTGGTCAATCAGGCGGATTAATTATGGCACGTGGCTTTGGTATAGTAGAAAATGCGGCAACTAAATCACACGCGGTAAAATTTACAGAAGATAAAGCGGCTTTAAGTGCGGCTGACAAGTTTTTTGCTAGAGCAAATATTTTAGGTATAGCTTACGATGTAGATGCAGAAACACCAGCAAACGGTAGAGAACAAGAGTTTGACGGAACTAATTGGGTAGACATTTAATCTAATACGTTATCTTCCACAACTTAACGCACATACAGGATTACATTTCTTTGTAGTCCACGATTCTTTTAATTCAGGAAAGTCTTTTATTTGTACAAAAGGTAACTCAGGAAGGTCAAAGCCTTGATAACAACAAGGTCCTATTCTTCCTTGTGCATCTATAAAAACACTCTTATCTCTTTCGTGTTCACAAACAATATTATATACTTTCTCTTCAGGTATAAAGTTTGCATGAGTTTGTTTATATCTTTCTATTCCTTCTTTAACATAATAAGATTTTGGTTCAAGCGATCCGTCTGCAGGTAGTATCCAATGAGTAACAGTTGCATCTTTATCTAATACAGGTCCATAATTTCTTCCATGGTCTTCTATCCAAACATCTTTAAATCCTAACTCTTTAGATAGTTCTTTAACTTGTTCTACTTGATGCATATTATGACGGAACACAATAAACTTCCATGTAGCATTACCACCAGTATCAACAAACCATTTTACTCTGTCCATAATTTTATTCCATTCTACATCTTGTCTATATAAATGATTAGTATCTTCTAGGCCGTCTATGCTAAACACAACCTGAATATTATGTTTGGCTAACTGTTGCCATGTGTTTTTAGATCCTATACTTCCATTGGTAGTAATACTTGTTGTGCAATTAGTAATTAATGCTAGTTGTAATATATCTGGATTCATCATAGGATCACCTAAATTACCATTAAAATATACAAGCTCTCTATTTGGGAATTGTTCTAGACATTCTTTAAACTTATCTAACTGTAAATGTACTTCTGGATATACACCTTCTACTTTGTATCCGTACAAACTTCTAGGACACAATGGGCAACGAGCATTACAATAACTGCTGGCCTCTACATGAATTTGTTTCATATTGATATTTAAGCCATAAAAAAAGGGCGATATTTCTACCGCCCTTTAAATTTAGATATTAATTACGCAGAGTAATTAATTACTTTTCTGCCTGATTTTCTTAGTAATGAAATTATGTTTGCTTTCATTCCTAATGCAGATGACATAGGTACTGTACCTAAAATATTTACAGTAAAGTCTAAGCCTTTAGATAACAACTTGTTAGTTGCAGTCTTTCTTGCAGTAAGTTTTACTGCTAGGTTTTTAAACTTAATTTTGCCACCGTTAACTTCTCCATTTACTTTATATTTAGAAGCCGGTTCTGCAAATACACCGATTTGTTTAGCTCTAGATTTAAAGTTTCTAGTGTAGACAACGTATTGTGTTGAGTTTGCCATGTTTATTTTTTCCTTTTTAATAGTAGGAAAAAAAGTATTAAAGAATCTTAACATATTTTTCTCCTTGGTTGATAAAATGAAGTAAGGCTAGATTCGATAGAACTATTCTTAACAACATATAAAATATATTTTACACGAAGGACGTGTATATGTCAACCTTATTGATTGGTAATGGTAAATTAAGTGTGCCGTGTGAATCTTTATTAAATATCAGTATGTTAAAAAACCTGTACTGTTATGACAAATTCAATCAAATATTCATTGATGTTGAAAATAGACTCCTTTATAACTGCTGTCATGCATATCCAGAAAGACTACACATCAACGAATGTGAAAAAGATCCAACAAAGATAATATTAAGTGACCAAATGGTAAAAGATAGGAAATTAATGTTGGAAAATAAAAGATTTAAGAGTTGTGACGTTTGTTATGGAGCAGAGGATCGCGGTGAAGTATCTTATAGAGATGTAGTTGACCCAGGTACATATTTAAACGATCCAAATTTAATACCAAAAACAATATCTATTAGTATGTCATCTGACTGCAATATGGCCTGTGCCTATTGTTCTCCTAGACTTTCAAGCACATGGAGACATACTGTTGCTAAACACGGTCCTGTTGGAGTAAACGAATTAACGTCAATGAATAAGGTACAAATAAAATTAAAACAACAACAACGTTCACAGTCTAATTTCTTTAAATTATTAATGATTGCTATTGAAAATAACATTAATAGTATAAACAAATTAATAATCTCTGGTGGTGAACCATTACTACATAAAAATTTCTTTAACTTTGTTGAAAAGTTTTCTAAAAAAGTAAAAATAGAAGTAGTAACAGGACTTGGTACACCTAATAATATATTCCAAAAGTTCTTAGAACTAGCTAGTCGGTTAGATATAGACGTTGCCGTCTCCGCTGAAAGCGTTGGCACTGATCACGAATTTATACGTTATGATAAAGGAATGCCATGGGAAAGGTTTTATGGTCGGCTTAAAATGTTAGATGAATATAATATTGACTATCAGTTTTCTAATACTCATAGTAATTTAAGTACATTTAAGTATAAAGAATTTTTAAATCTATTTGGACACAAAAAACTATTACCAAACTTTGTAACTGACCCTTACTATCTTAAACCTTGCATACTTGATCCGGAATCTAAAGAAAAGTTTGTTAAGGAACATTCAAACGATCCTGCACAAAAAAAATTTATTGATTTAGTTTTGTTGGAATGTACAGAACAAGATAGAGTAGGATGTGCAAATTACTTAAAAAGATTATCAACTATTAGAAATATAAGTCTACAAACATTTCCTAATAGTTTTCTTAATTGGCTGAATATAAATTAATTATCTATTGTAAATTTCAAACCAATCTGGTCTCTCTGTCCATAAGTTTTTTCCATGGACATTTAAAAAATGTTCTTCTCTAGTAAGAACTTGCTGTCTATAATTTTTATTATAACCATTATTTTCTATTGCATAGTCAATCCCTTCACGCCACTGTTTGACTAGTTGGGTCTCCGCTTTTATATTTGGTAGTGAATTAAGTATTTCTAATGGTAAATTTTGAATATCCCACGCACGATTTGATGCATCAAGATCATTAATATGTGCCAAAGTTAAGTTAAAAGCAATACCAGGAAAACGTTTTTGTAAATCTTCATAAAAAGAATTCATTGCATCACACTGATCAATATTTGCTAATTGCAGAACTATGTTTAAATTTAATGCTGGATTAGGACCTGGATCTATTCTATTAGTCCACAAATAGTCTAATATCTTAATACAATTCTTTTCTGTTGTTTCCCAGTCTCCATGATATCTTATAACATCATATCTTGATCCTGTTGCATCAATACTAATACCTGCTGTTACTCTCTGAAATTTAACTGCCTGCTCCCAAAACTTTTCATTAAAAATAGATGCATTAGTTGTAACTTGCAATCCTATTTGTGATCTTTTCTTACTATCTATCTGTGTGATGATATCAACAAACCCTTTCATTAATTGTGGCTCTCCCCCTTGTAATTGCATCTGTTCTATATCTTGATTGTTTATAAGTTCAATTATTTTAGCAACATTATCTTGATCATCAATCCAATTATAATTGTGATCTAATCCTTTGATGTCTTGCCATGCCCTATTTTCTGTCTGTATCTTTGATGACAAAGATGGCCCACACATTCTACAGGCTAAATTGCATAACCTACCACCTGTGATATGAAGTAGTTTAGCTTTTGGTGGTTGTAGTTTATACTCCTGTGATGTTCGTAGTGTCCATTTCTTTTCTGCTTCTGCGTTCCAACAGTAAGAACATTTGTTATCTTTGATATTAGTTGATAAGTTTTCTCTCAACGAAGTAAGTTCTCTATTATTAAAAAACCAATTGTTTAAATTATCTACGTCCTTTATTTTTAAATTATTACTGTTCCTTTTGATAAAACAACAAGGCAATACATCACCATTGGTGTCTAACAATATGTCACCGAAAGCGGCTTTGCATAATGTATTTTCGTGCATACTCATATGAATATAAATTAATTATCTTTTACTTTTGGAACATGAAACAAATCAATTCCTTCATTAACTAAATCGTTTGCTTCTTTCTTTGTAGCAGTCCCATAGAATTCTTCATTCCGTTTACCCTTGACTGCTTTACGTGCCTCTTTAGGAAAGTTTTTACCAACGTTCTCAAAATTTTCTGTAACGTGTTTCTCTAATTTTCTTAATAGGGTTCTTGCTCTAGCACCTAGTACCATCTGTCCACCTGCCATATCTATCATAGCTTTTTTACCATTTTGTCTTGAACTTATTGTTTTAGTGCTTTTTTTCTTAACACTAGGAGCCATTATGTCTCTTCTAACCTTAGGGCTATCACACATAGGACATAATAATAGTCCTTTAGTTTGTTGATTCTCAAATTCTACTATGCTGGGAAACCAGCCTTCAAATTTACTTTCACAATCACAGGTTAGTTTGTACTTGATCATATAACTATTTAATATATTAGCATTAACAGTAATATTTGTCTAGTATAATAGTATTATGCAACCAGGAAATTTTGTTCACAGAGAAGGTGGGAAAAAACGTACTTCACAAGGACGTAGAAAAGGTGTTAAGAAAGCATCAATGAACAAAAGCAAAAAAAGATCTTGGAAAGCATACGCAAGACAAGGAAAATAATGGGTATTAAAGAAGAAGTAGATATAGCATTTCAAAATGGACTTAACGATAGAGGTCCACACGATCTTACAAGACAAATTGATGATAAAGATATACAAATTAAAAAACTTTGTGCAGAACTTGGTAGTTTAGAATTCCAAGTATCTGAATATCAACAAATTGTAAAAGAGCTAACTGAAAAACTAGAAACTTACGAATCATTACATGGCACGGTATTCAAACCTGCTAGAAATTCCGAAGAGAAAAAATAATGGATACAAATGTAAAAGAATTACAAAAGGATCAGGAATTCTTAACTGGATATTTCAAAAACAATTGGAAACCAAATAGAATGCACGAAGACTATAATTATGGATGGCCTTTTGTTATTCCTAAAATTCCTGAATCAGCATACGTATTAGACGTTGGTTGTAATAGAGATAGTGCTCATAAAAGATTACCTAACAATAGAGTATATGGCATTGACCCTGCAGGACATATGGCAGACTTTGTTGGAACAATACTAGAATTTGAACACAAAGAAAAGTTTGACGTTGCAGTATCATGGGGTGCCATTAACTTTGGTAGCCAAGAAAAAATTAATGCTGAAATTGCCAAGTTAAGTTTATTATTAAAAGATAATGCTGAGGTTCATATAAGATGCAATCCAGGTGTTTACAATCATTCAAATATTAATCGTGAGAAGATGAAAGGTAAATTCTATGGTTGGTCGTGGGAGGAGAATATGAGACAAGCAAAATTACATGGATTCACTGTACAAATGATTGCTTGGGACGTTGGTGAAAGATTCTATGCCCACTGGAAAAGATAAGCCTACACTACTAATAATTACAGGACCTCAAGGATCTGGTAACCATTTATTCAGTAAAATATTTTCACTACACAAAGAAGTATTAGGTTGGTCAGCTTTATATAAACATAAATGGTTAGGTCATGACCAAGAAGTATTTCAACCATACTGGAACAATCCTAAAACATTAAGTGACTTTGACTGGTCGCAATCTAAATATTATATAACAAGTATCAGTTGTCCTTATGTCCTTGATAAAAAATTTGCTATACCTAAATATCATACGTTTATAAAAGAAGCAAAAAAGTACGCAGATGTACAAGTAGCAATAATAGGTAGAGATAAAAACATACTAAGATTCCAACAATTAAGAGTAAGAAAAGGTGAACATACAACACCGGTGGCATTACAACATTTAAGCCTACTACCTGATGCTTTTTATCTTTCACAAGAACTGTTTTTCTTATATGGCAAAAGTTACCTAAAAAACATTTGCAAAATGATTAATTTTCCTATAGACTATAACAATGCATATATTACCAAGTTAGCTACAAACGAAGCAAATAAAAAGTATATAAAACAATCTAAGAAAGGACCATTTGACGACATACAATTGAAGATTAATTATTAATGGACTCAAAAAAAAGATCACTAGTAAAATTATTATCATGGAGAGCAATTGGTTTAATTGTTTGGCCACTTGTAAGTTATATCATAACAGGTAATTTGGTTATGACTGGTTGGCTAACAGGTGTATTTGTAAGTATGACCGGTGTATATTATATTCATGAACGAATATGGGATAAGATTAAATGGGGAAGGGATTAATGCAATATCCAGAATACATATTTGTAACAGGTGTACCAGGATCACAATGGACATCATTTACAGAAACACTTTGCGACACAGGTGAATTTAATATAACCGATCGTAATGATAAGAGACAATACTATCATCATGGTTGTGCTAGACACCTAGGAGCCTTTTATGGACGAGGCATGGAGTTTCCTGTAACACTAGATAAAGAGAATTTAGATGCACCATTTACAGATAAGGGTGGTACAAAATTCTTATGCAGTCATGAATGGGCATTAATGCTACCTGAGATTAAATGGAAATATCCTGATGCTTGGATAATGTTAATATACAGACCTGATGTGAATTCACTACAATGGTGGAGTGAAGCAGGTGGATTTAATATTGAATATCCAAACTATGGACCATATGGAGATAGTGATGGAATGGCAAGAGCAATAAATGAACAGAATCAAAAAATATTAGAATTTAGTCTTCAACATGAAGCTGAATGGTATCAACCTGGCACAAAGTTTTATAAAAAGTTTTTTAACAAAGACTTATCATCGCCTCCAAATCAAATGAAACCAGATATATTAGCAACGGTAGTAAAATAATGGCTGACCTTAAAAATAATAAAAAATTTATTAACTGGTTTGCAAACAAATGGAAACCACATCATGATTTAAACACTTACTCTGGTTGGAAGTTGATGTCGAAAATAACACCTGAAGATCAGATATTAGATATTGGTTGTGGATACAATGTATTCAAAAAACATTTAGGTGATAGAATATACGGAATAGATATAGCAAATTCTAATGCTGATTCAAATATTTCTTGGGAAGAGTATATACCACACAAAGAATTTAATGTATTTTTTGTTTTAGGTTCTATAAATTTTGTCTCAGAGGAATTTGTAAATGAACAGATTGCAAAGATCAGCAAATATGCTAAACCAGGCAGTAGAATATACTGGAGACAGAATCCAGGAATACCCGGTCGTGGATGTGGAGGAGTTGGAAAGTATGATACTCCAGTGTTCGATTGGAGTTTTGAGTATAATGAAAAGTTATCTAAACAAAACGGATTCAAAGTTGTAGATCTAAAATGGGAATTAAGACAAAGAAGAATATACGCAGAATGGATTAAACTATGGTAGAGATGCAACCATTAATGCATTATGTTCCTTTACTGTTAATAGCAGTAGGTTATGGATTTATATTTGGATTAATTCCTGTTGCAGGAGTTAAACTTGGATTGATTGCTTTGTATCCATATGCAGATTTATTCTTAGGTGATCCATATAGTATGGTGATTATGATTGCTGGTGTATTTGTATCAGCATCCATAGGAGATATGTTTGCTTCGGTGTGTATGAACATACCCGGAGGTGGAGGTAGTACCGCCACCATGCTAGACGGTTTCCCAATGTCCAAACGTGGAGAAGCCACGAGAGCTTTATCGGCAGGATTATTTGGTGCAGTAAGTCAAGCAGTACTATGGGGAGGTATTTGTATTTTAATGTTACCTTTCTATGCAAACTTTGTAATGTACTTTGGCATACCCGAAATGTTTTTATTATGTGTTCTGGCAATGACGGCAATATGTTTTACAGGTAACAACTATCCTTTTAGAGGAGTACTAGCCTGTGGACTAGGAGTACTTGTAGGTATGACTGGAGAGCATCCAATGGATCACCAGGTGTATCGTTTTGTTGTATTTGATTGGGAATACGTTAAACAAGGTTATCAAATTATACCTGTGATGGCTGGTATTCTTGCTGTTCCTGAAATACTAGAACACATAAGAACAAAAATAACTATACCACCGTCAGTACATAACAATTGGGAACAAATCAAAATGGGATTTAAAGACTGGTGGAAACATAAATGGGATTCAGTTAAAGGTGGAGCAGTAGGTACTCTTATTGGAGCCATACCTGGCTTAGGTGGTTCAATATCAGAGTGGTTAGCATATGCGGCTGTATCTGCAAGACCTAAACCTACCGATGAATACGCTTTTGGTGACGGTAATGTTAGAGGAGTTATTGGTGTTGAAGGTGCAAACTTGGCACAGAAGGCGGCAGTATTTGTTCCTACTATTTTATTTGGTATTCCGGGTGCGGCAGGACAAGTAATTGTGATGGCACTATTGGCATACGTAGGCATGGACCTAGGTAGTACAGAAGTCCTTGATGATCCTAACTTCTTTAAAGCATTAGGCTGGGGTTGGATGATGGCAGTATTTGTTACTTTCTTCCTAGCAATATTATTCTTTAGGTGGGCAACTCTACTTTTAAGAATACCATTCTATTTTTGGGGACCTTTATTAATTGGAATAGTGGTATGGGCAAGTATGCAACACACAGGTACACTAGATGATTTATGGGTACTATTAATATTTGTTGTACTTGGGCTAGGTATGAAGCATGGAAAATTTAACAGAATTGCATTTGTTATAGGTTTTATACTATCAGCTAAAGTAGAACAATTAGGATTTATATACTTTCAGTTGTACGGATTTACGGATCTATTCACAAGACCTATATCTGCTGTGCTAGTGACAACAATAGTAACAGCAATAGTGTATGGACTGTATTTTAATAAAACCAGAATTCAATACACCTAACTCTTATAATTGTAAATATCGACATAACAAATAATATCATATAAACATGGAGAAAAAACACAAATGAATAAACTAAAATCACTACTAGTCATTTGTACCATGGTGCTCTCTTTGTTTGCAACTAGCTCGATCGCAACTGCGGCCGACTATACTATTACTATTCCTCATAAGCCGGTTAATGCTTGGTCAACAGCACTGCTTCAAGAATGGAAAAAAGTATTGAAAAAAGATGTTGCACTCAAATATCATCCAGGTGCAAGACAAATACCAGGCGTTAATTACTGGCACAACAATCTACAAAATAATGATGACTCAATGCTTTTTACACATGGTGGAAATGCAATGGCACATTTACTTGAAACAGTAGATTATGACTTAAGACTATACACACCTGTCGGTGCTCAAAACTTGGCTATAATTGTTTTGAGGAAAACAGACGTTGATTGGGACGAATGGTATAATGGCAATGGCAAAGTAATTGCCGCTTACAATCCCGGTGTTGAACCAGACATAATGGCATTAACATTATTGTACTGTGGCGACGACAAAACAATGGATCAATATCTAAAATGTTATAAAGACAAATTTATTACAGTTAGAGCAATGAAAGGCTCTGATAGGACTATTGCATATAAGAGAGGCGAACTTAATATGTTAAGAGGTAATCCAACCAACTACGCAAGGAAATGGCACAGTATTGAAAATTCAGAACTGTGGTTTAGTCATGGCGTTTTTAATATGACAACAGGTAAGATAGATGCAGATCCAAATGGCTATAGAACATTTAATGATGTATTCGAAGCTAGATGGGGACATCTACCATCTGGACGTTATTATAATTCTTATGTATTAATTAAAAATTACAGAGACTTATTACAAAAAATTCTTTGGGTGGGACCAAACAATCCTAACGCAAAAGAATTACAAGACTCATTAAGAGAAACTGTAAAAGAAGGCACTGAAACTAGAGCTAATATAAACAAAACTATGGGCGTTTATAACTGGCTAATTGGTGATGAAGTAAAAGTTGCATTCAAAAAGCTTCAAGCACAAACTACTGAACAAGCATTGAAAGATGTTATATGGTGGTACAATGAAGCATTTGGTTTTCAAACAGAGTACAAAGAAGACATGGTTGCAAAATAATACCCTTAAATTGCAAAACGAATTAAAGGCCGGATTTTATATTCGGCCTTTTTTTTTGAATAAATATTGCTATGGAAACATCAGCAGTTAAAAAACCCAACCCAGAAGACTTTAAAAGTAACTGGGAGTTTACAAAAGTTACAAGCAACTATCACTTTGATTCTAACATAATGGATCCTAGATGGGACACAATCCACGGACTAGGTAAATTTAAAGGTGATTGGGACAATGAAGTGGACACACTAATTCAAGATGCTAAAGCAATATCATGGAGAACTAGACAATTTAGTGCAAACGCAGATTACTATACTTCTCCAATGGTTGAACAAGAAGAATACGATTTGAAAAAAGCAAATATGGATCCTGACCATCCGATGTTTAGAATTAAAAACCTTACTTCGTTTGGTCCTATGCTTTCTAAGATGGTTAACTTATTTTGTTTGGAAGAAACTAAATCAAAAATACACGTTCAATTTCCAGGAGAACTATTAAACTGGCATATTGATAAACTAGACACTCTTAAAACAGTTAAAAAAGAAAACCTAATTAGAGTAATGGTTGTTTTAAAAGATTGGGTACCTGGACATTTTTATCAATACGGCAATTACACTTATTCAAAATGGAAGAAAGGTGATTTCCATACATTTGCCTGGGAACACGTTCCACACTGTACAGCAAACGCAAGTTTAGAACCAAGACCTATATTAAATATTATAGGCGGACTAACTGATAAATCTAGAGAGTTTCTAGCTAATGCAAAAGAAGTAGCTGAAATCCAACTTTAATCCATAGACTTTTAATATAATTCTGCTATAATATTGCTTAAATACCAATATGCAGAATAAAACACGATCTATTTTAGAAGAGTTAAGCAACATATCCTTTAGTAAAGATAAGGAAAATGTTGTTGAAAGCCGTGCATCTCATATTTTAGATTCAGCAATACGACTTTTAACATATATTAAAGAAAACTTTGAACCAGAAACTGCATATAAATTAGAAAAAAGATTTCAGTCAGCAATAAAAAATATGGACGCATCTAAGTTTTCAAAAGGCGTTGCTCGTATTAAAGAAAACAAACACATCAAAGACAACGTACTTAAAATCAAAGACGGCGAATACAAAGAGGACTAATAATGTTAATTGAAGATGTCCTATTAGAATTTAAAAGGACTCACTTAGAACATATAGAAGACATTATTATAACAGATGGTTATAATGGCGGCAAGACTGTAATAGATTATTTCCGTGGACTATTAGTAACATTACAAGGTACCTCATCAGAAGCTATGTCTGTCTCAGTTAAATGGGATGGTGCTCCTGCTGTTATATGTGGTATACATCCTGAAACAGGAAGATTCTTTGTAGGTACTAAATCAGTGTTTGCTCAAAATGCAAAAATAAATTACTCTAAAAAAGACATAGCAAACAATCATGGCACCGAAGTATTAGGACAAAAACTTTTAAAATGTCTTGTACACTTAAAAAAATTAAACATTCAAGGAATAGTACAAGGAGACTTATTGTATACTGATGAAGATATTGTTAGAAAAAACTTTAATAATGTTTCACATATAACATTCACACCAAATCAAATTACGTATGCTGTTCCAGAAAATTCAGATATTGGCAAACAAATTGATGCCGCTAAATTAGGAATTATATTTCATACAACATACAATGGAGAAACCTTTGCTGATATGACAGCAACAGCAGGTGCAGATATAAAAGCATTTACACCATCGGTAGATGTATTTTTTGATAACGCAACATACAGAGATGTATCAGGGTCTGCTAAATTTACAGCAGAAGAAACACAAAAATTTATGAACGGTATTGAAAAATTAGAAGCCCTACTTAATAATGTTCCACGTGACTTGACAAGTCTACTAGGACAGAACAATGACTTTGTTGGTTACTTCCAAATGTATATTAATGCAATGGTTAAGCAAGGACAACTACCAGCTAACGTAAATCAATTCTTGCAAGGTTTTCAAAAGTTTTATCTAGATAGAATGCAACAACAAATTGCAGGATTAAAAGCACAAAAGGCTTTGGATTTAAGACAAAATAAAATAAAAGAAATGCCAAAATTTATGTCTAATATTAAAAAACCTTTACAAGCTATGCTAACTTTTTATAAGTCGGTACAACTATTAAAAGCATTTGTACTTAAAAAAATGAATCAAGCAATGGCAATAGGATCGTTTGCACAAACAGATAGCGGATTAGAAGTTACTGATCCTGAAGGATTTGTTGCTGTTGACAAGACTGGTAATGCTGTTAAACTTGTAGATAGATTAGGATTCTCAAGAAGAAACTTGACTGCTATCAAAAAATTCCAAAAAACTAATTAAAGTTTTATTAACTTCCACACTTAACTTTTCTTTATTAAAAAGAGTATCATAATTGTGTTGTCTCAATGCAATCGTTTGACGATATATATCTTGCCAATTAGCTGTTTTTAAATTTTTACACAGCGAAACAATAGCATCTACTTTTTCATCTCGATCACTTATTAAATCATACGATTCGTCAAAGTAAGAACCAAATGTTTTAAACCCTACTTCTCTTAATTTTTGTAGATATAAATGATTGCCATGAACTACAAATATGTGTTGGGCTATAATAGGTTTCCATATTTTCTCAGTCATGAATATATCTGTATCATTATCGTTAGTTTCAGAAACTATTGAACAAACTGTATCAACATATGGTTGTTCATAAATGTCTTGGTCCTTCCCATACTTGGGATAATTGTTAGCATCAACCCAAGGTAGTTCATATTCCTTTGATAATCTTACAGGAGGAGTTAATCCAAGAAATGAATATACACTAGATGATAATACATTACCTTCAATTAGTTTATTATATAATTTTACTCTATGTTCTCTTGGTTCTTTATTCAAATATAAGAAATCACATTTTTTATAAAAATAGCTACCAAAATGATCATGAGTAAATTTAAACTTATTGTTTAAATGCTTATCATACATATACCACCAAAACCAACTAATGCCACCTGTCCATTTAAATGACGTTATCCCCTCTATATTATTTGGATATATATTACCAGTCTCAATATTTTCTTGCGATTCCCATGGAGATGCCATTATAAATTTAAACCCTTGACTATGCAACAGTTTTACTCTTATCAATAACTCTTTTTGGTATTCTGGGTTAGCACATATTCTATTGTTAGCAACAGTCCTGTCAATAAAAGCAAACCTCCTATCATATGCATCTAAATCGTAATTATGTAGAGTATAATACTCCCCGGTATAGTCTATTTGTTGATCTCGTAAAGAGTGTGTATCTAAAAATTGTTCATACGACTGATGATTACCAGTCTTCATTAAATCAGTTAAGAAAAAGTTACGTTGCATCTATCTATAAATATGTATATGAAAACATCCTTTTTACAGTATGTAGCTGAGGGCAGAGTCGTACGAAGACAAAGTGACTTACAACGATATACATTTCAAGAGATTACTGAAAGAATATATCTTAGCTTTCTTACATTAACATTATTAAAAAACTTCTCACAAACAAAGAATTTTGTAAAAAGCTATTCAGCACAGACATTAACGTATGGTTCATTTGATAAAGTACGTGGAACAGCAAATGATCTTCATAATATGTTAGCCATAGTTGCAGGTAACACTGAAATTGTTCAAAAATTAGCAAACAAAAATGCGGCAATGGCATTAAGACAAAGACAAACTGTTCCTGTAAATTCTATAAAAAGATATCTTAAAGATTTTAAAGACGAATATAGATTTTTAACACGACTCGAGTCAGGATTAGGTATTACGAACCCTGATTATAAAAATTTAAGACGTGCTATTAGTGACTTTATCTCTCTAGATGGCAGACGAAAAAAAATTACTGCTACAAGATTACTACAAGCACTAAAGGCTAAACTGCCAGGGACCGACCTGCAAAGACAAGCCCAAACGTTTGCTGACAAAAGTAATTTAGAATTAGATAACGTTGTTGATGCAGAAAGAACAGTACCTGGTGCAGAACTTTCTCCAAACGAGATGCAGGCATATAGATTATTAGTTGGTGCCGCTAACGTTCGAAGAGCAAAAATTGCCGCTGATATGGTTAAACAAGGCAAGGCAGTACCGGCTCCTATTATGGTTGCTTATGCACCAATTATAACAATGATTGATGACATAGCTAAAGGTGGTTACACCTTTGTAAAACTTTTACAAGTAATTCATGCCAGAGCAAAAAACAAAAGATAATAATTTTTAGGAAACTAGGCTATACATACATAAAACGCATCAGATCTGACGAAATATGGCTAAAAAAGTAATATAACTACTAAATTTACCAAACCATTTACTAAATACTTGCAACTTGACATCTGAGCGATGTCATAGTCATTAAATCAGATAATAAGGAGGATTTAAAATGGCAGGACAAACAAAAATAAACCCAGCGGCGACTACGGTACCATCGAATGTTGTAGGTAAAGACGTACAATTTTTCACAGTTGATTATATCAACGCGGTAAACGGTTCAGCTGGACCAAGCGGTGTTCAACAAGCGGCATATAATATGATACAAACTACTTGTACTATATTAGCGGCAGGACCACTAGGTAACGGTAACACGGAACAAACTTTCATGACTGAAGGTTCTGACTCTGTTGTTGTTGCAACATTACAAGCTCTTATCAGAACATTAGGAACACACGATTCAGTTGATGTTTCAGCGGCAACGGTAACAGCAAAAGACTTAACAATAGCTGTATAATAACAACTAGGTATAAGTTTTTAGTAAAACATTTAAAAGGGCGGGCATTTATTTTGTTCGCCCTTTTTCTTTAAGTAAATATTCAGGACAGCACTTATGCACGAGTACAGAATCCATACCCTGATTGATATAACTGAAAATGGTAATTTAAAACAAGCATTTCCATTCAAAACTCTTACTGGTGATGTTATACATGATAAAGAATCATTAGCCATAGCACGAAATCAAAATTCAAACTTTGCAACAATATTACAATTACTACAAATGAGGGCAAACATTACTTGGGAAACCCCACCTGAGAAAATTAATCAGACCTTAGGCAATTTAGGCTTTGGTAGTGCTTATGAAGGGAAACAAAATACATGGCACTTCCAATTCTTTACAGAACAAGCAGGTATATATGGTGATGATAAAAATCCTTGTGAACATATTACTGGTGATTTTGAGCTTGTTCCTATTGTAAATTTTTGTAAAGAAACTGTTACTTTCCCTAGAAATACGTTCATTACAGCAGATCCTAAAACAATAAACACGTACTTTTCTTATTCAGGCGAATTAAATAAATAATAGTGATTAAGGCAACACAGGCTCACATAGGCAAACATAGGCAGTTAAGGCATGACACAGGCAGAATACCTAACACTAAAGAAACATCTGGACGATGTAAAAAGAGAATTAAACTATATGCCGACTGAGTTAGAAAAAACAAACCTAGAAGCACACGTTGATTTGTGTAGTGAACGATACAAAGGTCTACATGATAGACTATCTGCTATCGAACACCGTTTAGGAAAAATTAACGACGACATGAAAACAGGTCACAAATCTAATTCCAAAACAGTTATAGCCGCGGCAGGTACCGTTATAGCAGGATTACTTTCTACCATGGTAGTTCTTCTAATAAAATTAAATTAAAAATAGATTACCAACAAATGTATATAAAAATAGCACCAGGTGTTCAAGTGTATATTACCAACGAACAACTAGCTTTTATTAACAAATATAAGAATTATAAGTCATTTCGCAACTCTGACCTAGACATAATCGAACTTGAAACAGCTAAAGTATTAGCGGCTAAAAGTATCTTCGTAAGAAAAAAACTTGACAACGATGTTCAATATGCTTTAAATAGACATATAAGATTTGTTAATAATAATGACAAAAAAACATAAACATAAACCATTCAGTGAACTAGTAAGACAAATTGAAGCCTATGGCCTCAAGGATAAACTTGCTGACTTGGTACACAAGGAAGAAATAAGAAGACCATTTCGTCACTTACCCAAGCAGTTCTCTAAAGGTATCTTAATAGGCAACATAGCAATAGTACCCAAGAAGCATACTGGTACTAGATATGTATATGTCATAGCAGATATGATGAACGCAAAAATCTTGTTTGATGACGTTAACCTAAAACAATCTGCTATATTAATAGCACACAACCTAGCAGATGGCAAAAATGCTCCAGAACAAATATTAGCCTATGATACACACTTCTCATCACAGCTATTCAATATTACTAATGCTAAAAGAATGATAAAAGAAGCTCGTAAAATGGACGACGAAGCACAAGAGGAAGTATATGAGTTTAAATTAGCATCTGCACACGACCTAGCGGACAAGTATAAAGGATATATCCAAGATATTTTCCAATCTACGTTTAAGTAAAATGACTAAATAACAGTATGCACAGTTTAGAATTTACAAAACCTATCACAACTGAGTCTTTATTAACAGAATTTGAATCTAGATTTAATCAAACTATGGATTTAAATACTTTTACTAGAGAAGAGTTAGAAGATACAGCAAATAAAATTAGAACTAAAATCCACGCAATTACACAAAACGAACACTTTGGGCAAGAATTAAAAAATCATGACTATCAAAAAAGCCAAAGTATGTTAGACATTGTTAACCAACAAATTAAAGAATATGGTGCGGCAGGTGAAATTAAAAAAGATCCTGATACACAAACTATGGTTGATAAAATTAGTAAAATGCCAGGAATTCAAGACAAAGATAAAAAAGAATTAATTGGTAGTGTTGTAACTAAAGAAGTTCAAGAAGGTGTTGAAGAGCAATCAGAATTAATACTTGCGGCTAAAGATATGATGGACAAAGTTACAGGCTATCTAGAAGATTTAGCAACAATGAAAACAGAAAGTATGTTAGAACTAGCAGACAGAATCAGAGACGAGATGGGTGCAGAGAAATCAGATGCTTTCTTACAAAAAGTTAAACCTGCATTAGAACAAGCAGAAGCAACACTAGGTGCAACAAGAGTAGAACTAGACAACGGTGTAAGAGTACTTACAGGCGAAGAAGTTGCAACAGACACAATGGGTGCTGACGACACAATGAACACTGATGGCGATGATGAGTTAGGATTAGATGATTTAGAAACACCAGCAGATGATGAGTTTGGTGCCAGCGATGCAGAAGCAGGTGGAACAGAACCTGAAGGCAGAGACACTAGAGAATCCAAAGAAGTAATCGAATCTTCAAATAGACTTATCAGTAAATTAGCAGGGAAGTAATTCCATGCGTTTTAACGAATTCAAAAATACAGACAAACAATTAGAAAGTGCATTGGTTAATACCTTATTAAACCTTAAAGGTGATGCTGATGACAGAAACACATCTGCAGAGATTAGTTTTGATGCTGTAAGAGAGATAATGAAGAACACCGGTTATCCAGCATTCAGTTACGATTTATTCAAACAATTACACGACAATGGTAAAACTCTTAAAAATGTTGTTAAAGACTTTGACCAAGAAAAAATTGTAATTAAAACCGAAAAAGATGCAGAAACTGATCCAGCGATGGATTTTGACAATCAAGGCTCTACAGATAAAGTTAAGCAGATGGCCAAGTCTGCAATGAATAAACGAAAATAATACTAACACTACCATTATAATATAATATAATTAATAGTATGAATTCATACATTAATGTTGGTAATTTAAAAAGTATTAATGCAGAGCTGACAAACTATTGTAACGCGGCCTGCCCAATGTGTCCTCGATTTGATTTCAATTTAAATTTAATAAAAGATATTACTAACAATTCACACACTACATTAGAAGCAATAAAAAATAGTATAGGACCTAAAGTATTATCTCAATTAAAAAGATTTTATTCTTGTGGCAACCTAGGTGACGGCTCAATAAATCCTGAATGTTTAGAAATTTACGAATATGTAAAAAGGTGTGGTTATGCTCACTTATCAATAAACACAAATGGTGGAGCAAGAGCTACCGACTTTTGGAAAGAATTGGCCAAGTTAGACGTTGAAGTTATATTCGCAATTGATGGCTTAGAAGATACAAATCATTTATATCGTAGAAATGTTAAATGGGATCGACTAATGAACAACGTAGAATCTTTTATGTTAGCAGGGGGAAAAGCAAATTGGGATTTTTTAATATTCAAACACAACGAACATCAAATAGATCAAGCAGAAGCATTATCAAAAAAATTAGGATTTGAATCATTTAGAAGAAAATATACTACACGATGGGATGATTTTGATAGTGATGGTAATTGGATACAAAGAGAATCAATACAGATAAATGATTACAAATTAGAAAAAGTTACTAGAGAAACAAAAGCACCTGGACTAGATATCACACAAAAGTCTAAAATTAATGATACATTTCAAACTAGAAAAATTAATTGTTTTTCTTTTCATAATAGTAGCAGTGAAATATACATAGCCGCAAACGGAGATGTCAGTCCTTGCTGTTGGCTAGGAGATTTAAAAATACACGAAGCAAAGAATATTATAAAAGATTATACAAAAATTAATATTAATCATACTAGTCTTGAAGACATACTAGAAGGTGAATTCTTTAACGAGTTAGCAAATGGTATACAAGGTAAAGAAGATGCGTATCGTTTACAAACTTGTTATCACACGTGTGGAGTAAACTAATGGTTAAAACTTACTGTGCTTTTCCTTTTCAACATCAGTACGTCCATATGTCTGGGTCAGTGAGATTATGTTGTGCCACTATGGAAAATGCTACAGACAAAAAAGGCAACAGGATACACATGAACAATGATTCGTTGCAGAAAACATGGAACAGCAACTACATGAAGGACGCTAGACTCAAGATGAAGAACGGAGAAGTACTAAAAGCCTGTACTAAATGTGTGGATCAAGAAGCACGTGGATACAAGTCTATGAGACTGGAAATAAATCAAGAAGAGAATATAAAAAATGTTAACGAAGATGGGTCAATGGATACTATGCCACACTCGATGGAGTTGCACTTTGGTAATGTCTGTAATCTAAAATGCAAGATGTGTGGACAGGACTATTCAAATCAAATAGGTAAAGAGATATTACAAATCGGAGAGAAGGACAAAGATTTTTTAACTTGGGTCTATAAACAAAGTGGCAATGTTAATAACTGGACCAACAATTTATCAGTAGAATATACATGGTTTCAAAATGAAAAAACTAAAAACAGATTGATAGAATATGTTAGCAAACACATCACACAATTAACAATCATTGGCGGTGAACCAACTGTTATACCAGAGTTCTATGCATTATTAGATTATTGTTACAAAAACAATACACTACAAAACAAAGATATAACCATAGTAACTAATCTTACCAACACTAATCCTAAAATGACACAATGGTTTTCAAAAATGAAATACTGGAAAATATGGGCAAGTCTAGACGGCATAGGAAATATTACAGAGTATATTAGATATCCTAGTAACTTTGATAAAGTTGTTGAGAACTTAAACTACTATAAAAATCTTGCTGTTAAACTAGGTAATGGTTCTATAACATTTAGCCCTGCTATACAACTGTTGAACATACATCAATTAGATACTATGTTAAGTTTTTTTATAGACTTTGCTGATGGTAACTTTGTAGGACAGGGTGGAAAAAATATAGTTGATGTATCTTGGATGTCTCAAGTTTGGTATCCTCGTATCTGCAATTACGATACTGCTCCAAAACTATATAGATTTAGTGTTGCTGATAAACTTGCAATGAGTTCTGAACAATTTAAAAAATATCCTATTATTACAGACTTTTATGAAACACAAATAAAAAATTTAAGACAGGATCATCTACCAGCAGAAGAAAGAAAACACCTTCAATTAAGTTTTATAAGATACAACGACACACAGGATAAGCACAGAGGACGCACAACCTGGCGCCAACTATTACCGTATCTCGAAGAAACATTGACAAACGCAGTAATGTAATTTATAATACATTAATGAACGATTACCAATTACATTTTTTCGGAGACAGTTTTACTGCGGGTGACGAACTATTAGATTATCAACATTATGATAACTATCCTACTCCTTATAACTATAACGAATTAAAAAAGCAAGACTATTACACACGAAATCCTCGTATTTGGGAAAAACTTACTAAACAAGAATACAGTCAACATATTACAGAACAAAAACAAAAATCCTATGCTGGTATCCTAGGAGGAACTAATCATGGAATAAGTGGAACTAGTTTACAATCAATTGCTAGAGATATTATTTTTTATTTAGAAAACACAGACAAAGAATCTATTATATTTCTACAACCTACTGGAATAGAACGTTGGTGTGAATACATAAATGGAGAATGGAAAGATTTTGTAGCAAATGCAACATACGAAGGTGATGAAAACAAATATTTTAAATTTAAAGTTACACACAATACAGATTACAGCAGTTTAGTTATTTGGTACAATACTTTTATAACATTGGTATCTTATATAAAAAATCATAAAAATACTATGAATTGGTACTTAATTAACAATGGTACTTTTAATTCTTTGAGATTATTAATTAAAAGTTTCGTTGACAAAAAATATCAGATAATAAAAGAAAACAATTTTGATAATACATTTCTAAATACATTCTACGAACTTAAAAATAAAACAATTAATTTTCCTCAAATAGATAATACAGAAGCACCTTATTTTTGTCCTGGTGGACACGTAAATCAACAAGCACACAATCAACTAGCAGAAGAAATAACTAGACGTATAAAATGAAAATAACTGAAGACGTTCTTAAAAGCAAAGGCATAGCATACGTACAAAAGTTTCCATACGGAGAGTTAGCTAGAGTTACCAAAAATCATAAACGACATTATGAAACTCCTGACGGCAGACAAGTACCATCTGTAACCACTGTGCTGTCAGCAACTAAAGACATGACATTCTTACACGCATGGAGAAAAAGAATTGGGGTAGCAAAAGCACAACAAATTACAACAGAGTCAGCAAACATAGGAACAGTGATGCACGGCTCATTAGAAAAACACGTAAAAGGTATTGAAAGAAAACCTGGTTCTAATCTTATACATCAAAAAGCACACGCAATGGCAAATGTTATTATTGATAATGGATTAAAAAATGTTAGTGAAGTATGGGGATCAGAAGTTTCATTATATTATCCAGAACTATATGCAGGAACAACTGACTTGGTTGGTGTGTATAAAGGTGAGCCTGCTATAATGGATTTCAAACAGTCACGTAGATTAAAGAAAAAAGAATGGGTAGACGATTACTACCTTCAGTTAGTTGCTTATGCAGAAGCACATAACAAACAATACGACACACAAATCAAAGGTGGACGTATGTTTATATGTACCCAGGCTAACGAATATCAAACATTTGAAATAGAGAATTATGACTATTGGGTTGGCCAATGGTATGCAAAATTGGAACAATACTACAAGTCTATTCTTTAATAAATAACAACATATGCCAATAGTTCAAATTAGTCGAATACAACACAGACGTGGAAAAGCTACTGATCTACCGCAATTAGCGGCTGGAGAATTAGGTTGGTCTGTTGACACACAAAGATTGTACATCGGAAACGGTACTGTGTCAGATGGAGCACCTGCAATAGGAAATACAGAAATTGTAACTTCAGGCTCTTCAGCATTTACAACAGCATTAACTTATGTATACAAAGGCTATCTAGGTGATAGTACTCCAATCGTAACAGGTGCTACTGGTGACGTTACAAGAACACTACAAACATCATTAGATGATTATGTTTCAGTAAAAGCATTTGGAGCCGTAGGAGATGGCTCAACAGCAGACGTCGTGGCTATACAAAGAGCAATAGAAGAGTTGTATTCTGATACCGATCAAGCAGATGCACGTTCACATAGAATTTTATTTTTTCCAGCAGGAACATACAATATAGCAACAGCAATTAAGATTCCACCTTATGCACATTTAAGAGGTGAAGGTCCAGATAAAACAATTCTTTATCAATCAGGCGGAAACACACCTGTTGCAATAACAGAAGACAACAACGGAAATACATTTGGATCTATTACTACAACTGCACCAACACAAATTCAAATAGAAGGAATTACTTTTAAAAACGGAGAAGCAAAAGGTGGAGTATCAATTGATAATGCTACTCAAGTAACTTTTAGAAACTGTAAGTTCCTAGGAACTTATTCAGCAGGTGGTGCCGATGCTCCAAATTCAAAAGGTGTTACAGTTCAAAGTACAAATGCATTAAGATGTTCTAATATTATATTTGATCAATGTCAATTTACAAAATTTGCTAGACTAGTTGATTTAGATTATGACGTTACAAATGTAAACTTTCACAACTGTGATTTTGCAACTGCTTACTATGGTGCATTAATTGGAGAAAACACAGATGGAACAACGGCCGGTTTAACAATAGGTCCAAGAAATATTCATTTTAATAATAATAGTTGGAGTACAATTGGACAACAAGCAATTAAGGTTATGAATGCATCTGGATCAGTTTATCCAAGAAATGTTAATTCAAACGGAAACTGGTATGCACTTGATATAGCAAACAATTTTGAAGGCATTGGATCAATAAGAGAAGTTCCTATACTACAATTTGACGCTGATGAATGTTCATCTACATTAGACTTTTTTGAAAGAACAGATTTAAGAAGAACAGATAATAGTTCAGAACTTAATATGGCTCCGGAAGTTCAAGGTATAGCAAGATACTCAAATAAAATTAAACAAATCACATTAGCAGACAACACATCAACGGCCACCAGTACTACTCTTGAATACCCAGCAGGTTCAGGTAACCTCGGTAAATCAATTGTTTTAAATTATAAAATTGAAAGAGGTACAACAGTAAGAGTTGGCCAATTTACAATTGGTGTATCTACTAATGGAATAAACTACAACGACGATTACACAGAAAGCAATGGAGACGCAGGCGTGACTCTAACGGCTGTAATTGGTAGAGAGGACTCTACTTCTACTGATAAAACTGTAATTGTCAAATATGCAACATCCTCGGCATCGGCAAATGCAACCATGGATGTAGAAGTAACATCTATCGTATAATAATAACATAAAATCTTAAGTTGTATATAAAAAAATTCCATATGACTGGTAGACAAAAAATTAATTAATCTATATAATAGTATAAAATGAACGAGCAAAACGACGGAACGATTTATTCCGTATGGCTAGGTAAGAAAGAAATAGAAAATTAAAATTAGACATGATAAAACAGAATACGATAAATACGCATATAAAATCCATTACAAAAAAAGAAGAAAAAATAAACATTATGACAACTGCCAGTACAATGAACATTTCAATCACCAAACGTGATGGCAGAAAAGAACCGTTAGATGTAAACAAAATTCATTTCGTAGTTGAAGAGGCTTGTGAAAACCTTACTGGGGTTTCGGCATCACAAATAGAAATGAATGCCAACATACAATTTTATGATGGCATGACTACAAAAGATATTCAGAACGTTTTAGTACGTTCAGCAAATGATTTAATATCACTTGAGTTTCCAAATTACCAATATGCCGCGGCAAGACTATTATTATATGGTGTAAGAAAAGAAGCACACGGACAATACGAATATATGCCATTACTAAAATTAATTTTAAGAAATGTTAGACTTGGTGTTTATGATAAAGACATTACAAAGTTATATTCTAAAACAGAAATCAAAAAACTTAACACTTGGATACGAAGAGAAAGAGATTTAAAATTTACATATGCAGGATTAAGACAAGTTGTAGACAAATATCTTGTACAAGACAGAAGCACGGAAGAGTTATACGAAACACCTCAAGATATGTATATGATGATAGCCGCAACATTGTTTGCTGACTATCCAGAAAAAACAAGACTATCTTATGTTAAAAAATATTACGACGCAATCTCATTACACAAAATTAATATTCCAACTCCGGTTATGTCAGGTGTACGAACTCCTATTAGACAATTCGCAAGTTGTGTTTTAGTTGACATTGATGACACGTTACCAAGTATCTTTTCGGGTGATATGGCTATTGGTTTATACGTTGCCAGAAGAGCAGGTATAGGAATCAATGCAGGACGTATCAGAGGAATTAATTCTAAAATTAGAGGTGGGGAAGTTCAACACACAGGAGTGATTCCGTTTCTAAAAAAATTCGAATCAACTGTAAGATGTTGTACACAAAACGGAGTACGTGGAGGTAATGCAACTGTCCACTTTCCAATTTGGCATCCAGAGATAGAAGACATATTAGTTTTAAAAAATAACAAAGGTACAGAAGACAACAGAGTAAGACGAATGGATTACTCAATACAAATTTCTAAATTGTTTTATGAAAGATTTATTAATGATAAAGAAATAAGTTTAATAAGTCCGCACCAAGCACCAGGACTTTATGATGCATTTGGTACAGAAGACTTTGACGACTTATATGAAAAATATGAAGAAGATAAAAGTATTCCAAAAAAAACTGTTAAGGCACAAGACTTATTTTTTGACTTGTTAAAAGAAAGAGCAGAGACAGGTAGAATTTATATAATGAATATTGATCACTGCAACACTCACTCTAGTTTTAAAGACAAAATATCAATGTCAAACTTATGTCAAGAAATTACATTACCTACAACACCTATACAACATATAGATGATGAAAAAGGAGAAATTGCACTTTGCATTCTTTCCGCTATTAATGTAGGTACTTTAAATGAGTTAAGTGAACTAGATAACTTATGTGATCTGTCAGTAAGAGCATTAGATCAAATTATAGACTATCAAAGATACCCTGTTAAAGCGGCGGAGATAAGCACTAAAGCTCGAAGATCTTTAGGCATAGGGTATATTGGACTAGCACACTATCTAGCAAAAAATGGTGTTAAGTACTCTGATCCAAAGGCTTGGGAATTAGTTGACAGATTGTCTGAAGCATTCCAATATAATTTATTAAGAGCAAGTTGTGATATTGCTAAAGAAAAAGGCAAGTGTACAGCATTTGACAAAACAAAATATGCAGACGGTTTACTACCAATTGATCATTACAAAAAAGAAGTAGATAAAATTATACCACATAAACAAAGATATGCTTGGGAGGCATTAAGAAAAGATATTGCAAAATACGGATTAAGAAATTCCACATTATCTTCTCAAATGCCAAGTGAAAGTTCTTCCGTAGTTAGTAACGAAACTAATGGCATTGAACCACCAAGAGCATTATTGGCAATTAAGAAAAGTAAAAAAGGTCCATTAAAACAAATTGCACCAGGTTATCCTAAACTTAAAAACGATTATACTTTACTATGGGATATGCCAAGCAACGAAGGATATATTAACATTGTTGCAATGATGCAAAAGTATTTTGATCAAGCAATTAGTGGTAACTGGAGTTACAATCCAACACACTTTGAAAATAACGAAATACCTTTATCAATCATGGCTCAAGATATGCTTACAGCATACAAACTTGGCTGGAAAACTTCATACTACCAAAACACATATGACTTTAAAGGTGAAGAAGAAGATGTACAACCAGCAGGGTTAAGTGCAGTAGTAGAAGAGGAAGGTGAAGACGTAGAATTAGAATTGTCAAATAAGCAAATTATGAACGGTCATGCTCATGCTAATGGTACAGTAAAAGTTACTGCTACTGTTGATGATGGGGAAGACTGTGATGCCTGCACAATATAATTAAATACAACTATAATGAGTAAAACTATTTTTAATCAGTCTAAAGTTGACTTCACTAAACAACCCATGTTCTTTGGTGATGACCAAAATGTACAAAGGTTTGACACCTTTAAATATCCTGTGTTTGATAAACTAACACAAACACAACTAGGGTACTTTTGGAGACCTGAGGAAGTTAGTTTACAAAAAGACAGATCAGACTTTGCACAGTTCAGACCTGAACAAAAACATATATTCACAGCAAATTTAAAATATCAAACACTATTAGATAGTGTACAAGGACGAGGTCCAGTAATTGCATTTTTACCATACTGTTCATTACCTGAGTTAGAAAGTTGTATTGTTACTTGGGACTTCTTTGAAACTATACACTCGAGAGCATATACACACATTATTAAAAATGTATATCCAAATCCAAGTGACGTATTAGACAAAATTGTAGACGAAGAACAAATATTAAAAAGAGCAACATCAGTTACAAAATATTATGACGACTTTATTGAATACGCAAAACAATGGGACGTTAATGGTAAAGGCTCAACAAGAGTATTAAAGAAAAAACTATATCTAGCAATGGCAAACGTTAATATATTAGAAGGATTAAGGTTCTATGTTTCATTTGCTTGTACCTTTGCATTTGGTGAACTAAAAATGATGGAAGGTTCTGCTAAAATATTATCATTAAT